TTATTTTGCCTTGAGGGTGGAGAGCCGCTTGTTCAGCGCCTCCATCTCGTCCTGATATGGACGTGTCACGGCCTGCACATCCAGGCGCCGGGTGTCGCCGGTCTCGGTGGTGATGGTGTCTGACTGGCCCTCGTTGAACCTGGTCATCTCGCGGTTCATCTTCTGATCCTTGGCATCCAGCTCGGTGCGCATGGCCTCAAGCTGGCGCTGCTTCCGACCGCTGGCCAGGTTCTCTTCGATATCCCGGGTTCGCTTGTTCGCCCGCTCGACCTCCTCGGCCGAGGGGGTGAAGATGTTCATCCTCACCGGCTCGCTGTCACCGGTACAGGGGATGTCGCTGAAGGTGATGCTGCCGTTGACGGTGCATTTGTAGACCTCGGCAGAGAGCGGGGTGGCCGCCGCCAGCAGGGCGAGGCAGATGACCAGGGTGCGTGACATAGACTCCTCCTTGAATCCTCCCCTTGCACACTAGTACATGGTGCCGGGTCAGACAATGGCTCCCGTCATCCGCGATGAAAGCGAGGGGTTGCCCGTGTCGCAGCGTCCTCTTTACCTGCGAACGGGGCGGCATATCCTGCACACAGGGTGCCCAGTTGCCGTGCGAAACGGCGGATCTCGACCGGTTTTCTGTAACCGACCACTGAGAATGAAAAAACCGGGAGCAGCCGAAAGTAAGTGGGATCTCGTGGGACAAACTCAAGGCTGATAAGGCTTAGAGGGGAATTCGGTGATGCCAGACGCGGGCGGCGCCAAAATGAAAGACGGCGCACCCAATCAGGAATGAATGCGCCAAGAATGAAAAATCAGATTAGCGCCTTCAGAGCGGAACCCTAGATGTTTAATGGCGGGTTAAACAGCCACCAGAATGGCTGTTAGAAAATGGGGTTAGGATGTTCCAGGCTACAAAAAATCGTGCCCCAGCCAGACTACCTTGCCAATGATGCTCAATGACTCCAGCTCGTTCGGCAGAACGGATAGCGTCTCATAGCCCGTCTTGTTATCGCTGATGATGTTGACCCCACCATCAACCCGCTTCTGCAGCCGCTTGGCATAGAGCTCATCTCCCAAGCGCAGCACGAACAGGCCACCATCCTGGATCTGGTTGCGGCTCAGGTCTACCAGGATTGAATCGCCGGAATGAATCGTTGGCTCCATGCTGTCGCCCTTGGCAAAGACGACTGCCAGGTTGTCCGGGTTGAGCTGGCGGAACTTGAGCCACTTGCGGCGAAAGGCCAGCTTGCGTTTAACCTCATGCTGGTCATTGAACGTTCCGTGCCCCGCACTGACTGCGATGTGGTAGCCATCGATCAGCGCATATTCCTCTTCGAACAAAGCCTTATCCAACCCATCAGGGTTGAGGCTCTCATCTTGTACGTCTTCCTTTGGGCCACGGCCAGTTGCGAGCCAGTCAATTCTAACCCCTGCGGTGTCTGCGATCTTGATGAGCTGACTCATGTTGGGCTCAGAACGACCATTCAGATACTGGCGCAAAGTGGTATCAGCCATCCCTGCTCTTAACGCAAATGAGCGCGCGCTTTCCGTCCCTATAATCGATTCAAGTCTGTTCTTGAATTCACTTTCCATAAAAGCCCTCAAGAAGGAAAGCGTGCTTTCTTTTGGTGTGAGCACTTTCCATTGTTTAACTCATTGATTAATGAGGAAAAAGAAAAATAACCTCAAATGAGTGAATGCGTAAAAAGAAAAGAGTGAATCTTTCCATTGCAAGAGTTTTTGAGTTGATCAATATTCTCAATTATTCGCGCAATGCGCGAAAGATTTCTCAAATTGTATCACGGTGACCCCATGAGCATAAGTACAGCCAACCACATCTACGGAGAGCTTAGGAAGCGTGGTTACTCCGTAAGGAACTGGGCCATTGAACGTGGTTTCAGCCCCCGCACCGTACAGGAGTGTATTCACACTTATGCCCCTTGCAAGCACCGGCAACCAGCCGATGGCACTGTCTCATCGCGGATCATGGCGGGATTGAGTGAAACCCTTGGCGTGGCTCTTTATGGAGATGGCAAATGAAAGAGTGGTTCACATCTATGGAGCTAGTCAGTTTGCCGGGTATGCCTACTACGGTACAGGGAGTGCGATACCGCGCAAGATCTGAACAGTTCAATTCACGCAAATGTTCGGATGGTAAAGGCAGTGAATACCACATCAGCTCGCTGCCCGCAGAAACACGACGTTTTCTGGCGGAGCAGGCCGTCGTCCAGCAGGGGCAAGCGGTGACCGATCATGCGGCCGGTGGCAAGGCAATGGCCTCGCTGCTTGCCCGCGAGGTGCCGGTGAAGCCGGATGCGGGGCGTAAATTGCTGACCCTGGGCGCTGCCGCCCGCAAGAAGGTGGATGCCCGGCTGTTGATCCTGCAGGCCGCCGACATCTTTCTGACCCCTTATCAAGCCTGCCAGCAAGGGGAGGTGGGGCGCCGTGCCTTCATCGAGGCATACCGTACCCGCAGCCTGTCACTCCCTGCGAGCGTCTATGAGCAACAGAAGCCGTTCAGCCTGATCACCCTGCGCCGCTGGCAAGGAACCCTGGCGGATGCCGGTCCGGCGGCGCTGGCAGGCAACTACCAGCGGGAGCGTCCATCCAGCGTTGAGCAAAGCCCGGATCTGGCCCGTTTCCTCACGGCATTGATCACCGCCAAACCGCACTTGGCGAACAAGTGGGGTGCGCTGCATGAGCTGGCGACCCAGTACAGCGAGATGAACCAGCTTGGCTGGCAGATCCCGAGTCAGTCCTCCTTGCGCCGCTGGCTGGTCAAGTGGCTGGCAGAGAACAAGGTGGCCTTTACCTATGCCACCAACCCCGACGCCTACAACAACAAGTACCGCACCGCCATCGAGGAAATGTACCCCTGGATGGGTCAGCCCAACGACGTGTGGGAGTTCGACAGCACTCCCGTCGATGCCATGTTGGTGGATGGCCGCCACAGCATCATCGCGGTGATCGATGTGTTCACCCGTCGGGTGCGGTTGTTGGTGGCCAAAACCTCGTCGAGCGAGGGGATCTGCCTGCTGCTGCGCAAGACCCTGTTGGCCTGGGGCACCCTCAACGACAACGGGGTGATGCGCACCGATAACGGATCCGATTACGTGAGCCAGAGGGTCATGTCCATCTGCACCCTGCTCGGTATGAACGTCAGCCGATCCAACGCCTACTCAGGATGGGAGAAGCCGCATATCGAACGCTTCTTCCGCACACTCTCTCACGGCCTGATCGAGTTGCTGCCTGCCTTTGTCGGGCACTGCGTGGCCGACCGTCAGGTGATCGAAGCTCGCAAGAGCTTTGCCGAACGGCTGGAGGAGAAGCGCAAGCCCAATGCAGAGAAGGAGATCTACGAGCTGGCCATGACGGCGGCAGAGCTGCAGATCTTGCTCGATGACTGGCTCGATGCCCGTTACCACAACCGCAAACACAGCTCACTCGGGATGACTCCCAACGAGAAGTACCAAAGCGCCCGCTACCAACGCCGCGCCATTGTCGATGAGTCGGCGCTGGATCTGCTGCTCAACCATATCGGTGAGGCCACCGTTTCCAAGGGCTTTATCAAGGCCGGTGGCCTCAAGTACAGCGCCCCGGAGCTGCTGGAGAACAGTTGGAAGAGCCAGCGGGTCAGCGTGTTCCTCGACCCGAGCGACGTGGGCCGGGCCATTTTGTACCGCACCGGCGACTGGAACGAGCGGATCGAGGCCGTGAACCTCGATCTGTTGGGGAATGGGGTGAGCCCGGATGCCTTCCGCGCCGCCAAGCGTGCCGATGCCAAGGCTCTGGCGAGTTTCCGCCGTGAGATGCGTAGCCTCGCCAAGACCTTCGGCATCAACGAACTGCATCAGGATGTGGTGCGCCATTTCGTCGACCAGGCGCGGGACGTTGCCCAGTTTCAGCGTGGTGATCTCAGCCTCGATAACCCGGCATTGGCGGCGCTTTCAGGCATTGCCTCACCCACTGAACCTGCCCAATTCAGCGCGGCAGAGCTGGCTGCGATAGAAGCCCGCCGCGAAGAAAAAGCGGCCCGTGCGCAGGCGACGGCCGGGCAGGAATCCAGGGCGCTCAAAACCGAATACGAACAGGCCATCTATCTGGCCGAGAAGGAGTTGGATGCCCCGCTGACTGAGCGGGAAAAGGAATGGCTGACCAAGTATCTCTACAGCCACAAATTGATGGCGAAACGGATTATCCGCCATCTGGAAAGTATCAGGGCCACTCGTAACACCCACGCAAAAGGTTAACGAGCGGCCCTGTAGAACCATGAACATAAGGACAAGAAGACTATGAAACACAAGATCGTCGAAGTCAAAAACATGATCAAGACCGAGCAGTTGCTCGACAACCTGCTCAACCGTTCCAGCATCGTGCCGGGCATAGGGTTGATCCACGGTCCTTCCGGCTTTGGCAAGACCACCGCCGTGGAGTGGCTGTTCAACCAGGACGAGGTGAACGGCATCTATGTGCGCTGCTACAAAGCCGACACCGTGACCAGCTTGCTGGAGCAGATCGCCAAGGAGATCGGCATTCCCCAGCGCCACAACCTGCGGGCCCAGGTCGATAGCATCGTCGAAGCGGTGCGGGCCGAGGAGCTGGCCATCTTCGTGGACGAGGCGGATTACGTGGTTGGGAATGCCCGCATCATGGAGACCCTGCGCGATATCTATGACGCCACCGAACAGCCGCTGATCCTGGTGGGGATGGAGGAGATTGCCCGTCGCATCAGCCAGCGCAAGCAGCTGTTTAACCGCATCTCTCAGTGGATCGAATTCAAACCCGCCGACCTGGAAGACGTCTCCCTCATCGCCAACGAGATGTTGGAGGTGGACGTGGAGATTGACGACGCCCTGCTGGACCTTATCCGCAAACGCTCGAACGGGGTGGTGCGCACCATCGTCTCGGCCCTGGACAAGATCGAGAAGATGGCCATGGCCTCTGATGCCCGGATTATCCGACTGGAGGACGTGGACGCCAGCGAACTGCTGCATGACGTGCGCCGCAGCCGGTAGCCCGAGGACCAGCAAATAACAACAAAGCACGGGAGGGATACCAGTGGTTGATATCAACGATAAGTCCAAGACGGAAGAGGCTTGGTTGTGGATGTGTAAACAGGACTCGTTCGATATGAGTGAGTTACTCGCAGCGACAGACGTTAAGCAAGCAAATTTATATGCCCTGATGCGTCGTTGGTTAGCGAGCGGTCATCTCAGTTGCGTTGTAGAAGGGCCGTTGCGCCAAAGAGAGGTGTTTGGCTGCAATCGGTATCAAGTTTCGGATGTGAATGAACCACCCAAATTTGGCACCAATCAAGGAAATTGCATCTCTCGGAAGAAACGGAAAAGCCGGCGCAAGACCAGCCAACAAAAGATGTGGAACACCATGAAAATCAGTCGGGTGTTCACGTTGACGGAATTGGCGATGACCTCGAATTCAACCAGTAACCATGCAGGCGTCTATGCAAAAGCGTTGGCCAAGGCTGGTTACGTAAAAGTTCAGGCCAAAGCCATGCCACATCGTGGAGAGGTCGCCAAGTACCAGTTGCTGAGAGATACAGGTCGCTTTGCCCCCATTGTCCGCCAAAACGGTTGCTGGGATCAGAATCAGCAGCGGCTCTATCCGTTCCTGGTTGAGGAGGAGAAACATGGACACGTGGCTTGAGGTATTGCAAGCCGAGGTTGGGGCCAGCTCGTTGTCCGTGGTGGCCGAGAAGCTCGGTCTGTCCCGCACCACGATAAGCCAGGTCTGCAACGAGAAGTACCCAGGAGATCTGGCCCGGGTACAGAAGCTGGTGGAAGGCAACCTGATGGGACACAAGGTGACCTGTCCCATTTTGGGGGAGATCCCGGTGCATCAGTGCCTGGCGTTTCAGCGCCGAAGAGCGGATGAGGTCGGGACCAGACCGATGGACATCAAGCTCTGGAAAGCCTGTCACAGCGGCTGCCCCCATAGCCAGCTCAGTGAGGATCAGCAACTGCGTCGGCCGATGCGGCTGGCCGTCGAACAGGTTGGCAGAGGCGTGGATAAGGGCGCCCGCTATGACGCCGAGGCCACCCTCTCCAGGTTGCGCCGCCAAGCGAAAAGCGATGGCGAGAACGCCAGCAGCAGCTTGCGCATCTTGGCTGAGCTGCTGGCCGAGGAGCTCAAGATCCTGGGCATCAAATACAACCGGCTGCTCGACAAGGTTGAGAAGCACGGCCAGTAAACCAGCGGGCTCGGGGTGTGCGGTGGGCCCAGTGAGACATCACAAGGAGAACGGGATGAACAGAAATCTGCAGAAGACCGCCGAGCAGTTGCGGATCTGGCTGACGGCGAAAGGGTGCAAGGTGAGTACCAGCCGGGTGTGCCATACCCCCTTGCTGGCGGTGACTGGCCCCTTGCCCGAAGCAATGACCAAGCGGGCTGTGTGGGGGCGGGAGTGCCTCGCGGGTGTGGTGCGGGATGTCGCCATCGTGCGCTTTGGTGGTTGCCTGCTGCACTGGCGCCAGTAAGAGACCACCGAGCAACAACGGGATAAATCAAGGAGAGCCTTATGCAAGAAGCACAGACCAGCAACACGACCCCGATGCGGCAGAACGCCCAGGGTCACTGGGTACCGGAAACCTTAATCGCCCCGGCCGACAAGCTGCGCGATGAGGTGGTGATGGGCATCATCGCTGCTGCCAAGGAAGAGCGCTCACGCCTGGCTGCTTTCAAGATCGGCGCCATGCAGCAGATCGCCGATTTTGTGGACCTCTCGGCCGAGCGGTACGGGGTGGCTTGGGGTGGCACCAAGGGCAATGTGACCCTGCTCAGTTTCGACGGTCGTTACAAGCTGATCCGGGCCGTGGGGGAGCACCGCAAATTTGATGAACGGATCCAGGCGGCCAAGGTACTGATCGACCAGTGCATCGCCCGCTGGAGTGATGGTGCCAGCCCCGAGATCCGCGCCCTGGTGGACCACGCCTTTCGGGTTTCCAAGGCCGGTCATATCGACGTCAACCAGGTGCTCTCCCTGCGTCAGCTCAATATCGACGACGCCGACTGGGAGCAGGCCATGCAGGCGATCGCCGACGCCATCCAGGTGACCGGCACCAGTCAATACCTGCGGCTCTACGAGCGTGACGCCCAGGGCCGTTGCGTCCAGATGAGCCTGGATCTGGCGAAGTTGTAAGGGAGGAGTGCGCGATGGATATCAACATAGAACAAGCCGAAGAGCAGCTGCAGCTCTGTGAACAGATCAGCGAGACCGAAGGCACCTGCTATCCCGATGACACCTATGAGGATGGTATCAAGGCCGCGTTGTTATGGGTGCTGGGGCTGGGCCCGGCGCCGCTGAGCGAAGAGGAGTACCAGGATCTGATGCCGCTGCAGTTCGAGCAGTGACAGTGCGAAACAGGGTGGCCGCGCCGCCCTGTCTGCCCGGCGTGGTGGCCGGGCACTGATGAGCAGCCGACTTATGTGTGGAAAAGAGCGGCCCAGGCGTTCACCGCCAATAAAGGAGCACGGCGATGACCAAGATAGAGATGGATATTCGGCTTACCAAGATTTTCAGCGCGGCCGCCATTGCACAGGCGACCCCTGATAAACGGGCTGTGTGCAGACAGCTCAAGCAGTTTGATAGAGAGGCCCGCGCCCAAGGGTTATTCGCCCTGGCAGGGGAGGCCAGCCAGATGCGCTGGCAACTGGTGGCGGAACTGCAGCAGACCAGGGTTGGCAAGGAGGTCGAACATGGGCATCTATAGTCCCTTGCTGGCGCCTCATCTTCTGGCTCGCCGCCTGCAAAGCGGCCGGGCACAGTTGACCGAGCTGGGGCTGGAGCAGCGCTGCCCCCGTTGCGGCGAGTTCTGGCCATGGGATACCGAGTTCTTCGGACAGACAAGCGATGTTACCCGGCTGTCCAGTTGGTGCCGGGGGTGCCTCAATGAACACTACCAACAGCTGAGATTGAAGCGCTGTATCCTGACAGAAAGGAAGTGCGGGGCGGAGGGGAGGTGATGGATAGACGCAGCAGATTGATCCGGCTGGTACAGGTAGGGCGCCGTACGTTAGCGCTCGATGACGAGTGTTACCGCGACCTGCTGGCCAGTCACACCGGCAAACGCAGCGCCGCCCTGTTGAGCGAGCAGGAACTGGAACAGGTGCTGGCCACCTTCAAGGCGGCTGGCTTTATTCCCAAGCCTGCCCGCCATACGGCCAACAAACGGTTGAGTCCAGCGGCCAGTGGCCATCACAGGGTCAATGAAATTGCCAAAATCAGGGCCATCTGGTGCGAGATGGCCCGCCTTGGCATCGTCAGGGATGGTTCGGAAACCGCGTTAAACCACTGGGTACAACGGATGACTGCCCGTTTAAACGGTGGGGTAGGGGTAGCCGAGCTGGGATGGTTGGATGCGCCTCTGGCCGTCAAAGTGCTGGAGGCGCTGAAGAAGTGGTCTGCAAGATAATAAATTTACCTTGAAGAAAGCCCCGCGATGCGGGGCTGCATTTTACCAAGCCTATATCACGATGTGAGGGAGCATCTTAAGCTGTGTATCCAGCTCCTGATGAATGGCTCTGTAGTCAGCCATTATCTCGGTATCAACCAGCTTTGCTCTCTCTTTTTCTTGGCCATAAATCAAATACATCATTTCTGGCATACCATAGCGCAGCAGCGTTAAAACGAGTGGCCAGCTAATAGATAAGGGGTTGCTGGTCACTGTCACTTTGCCTGCATTGATCACACCTGCCACACCATGTGCAATCAGCAGCTGGCGACGAAGTTGCGGATGTGCTGCATTGGGAAATGCCTCGGACAGTGTCGCTCCCGCATTGAGCTTTCTCACCATAAAGCCAAGCCGAACAATCAATTCACTGATCGCCAATGGCACTGATGCCGCAATGAAATGACGCAGGTCATATCCACTGCGATACATCTGTCTTGCAACTTCTGCGATGGTGTAACCTTGCTTTCCTATCGTTCCGAATTGAAAGAAAGAGAGAAGGGGCATCAGGGGGGCGGGCAGGCCTGCTGGTGTTGCTACATCTGATGCCAGATGACCGCCAACTTTTCTGATGGCCTTCAGGAGCCTGATAATAAAATGCTCACCCTCCAGTAATGGTTCGGCAGTTTGTTGAACTATCACGTTGCCAAACTTATCAATGGCAGTAAATTCACCGCACAACACATCTTTGACCCCAAAAATGAAACCTAGAATGGGGTCATGTCCCAATGATTGGTAACGATGAGTGCGAGGGCCCAATCCTGCAACCACTTCTTTCAGGTCACTACTAGTCGAGGGATCGAAAGAGACTTTGTACAACCCCTCAAGCTCTTTGATCTTTTCTGGTGGCAGAACTTCGCCAAAAAGCTCCTTGACCTTGTTGGATAACCATCCCCCTTCCGAAGCAGGGCTACCCAAAAATCCCGGATGTGCGGGCACCTGGACAAGAAAGATGTCGATAAGCCCGGAGAGGATGCCCGAAGAAACAGCCAGTGCAACATCGTATCGATCAAGGCTGCCGAGCCAACCCAGGTGCTCACCGAGTTTCTGATGTTTTGCCAATACAGCATCAATTTCCGCTGGCGTCAGTACATCATTAAAATCGACCTCACTAGGTATTGCTTGTTTAGCCTCTGCAAGGATTTCTTCCCATGATTTTGTCCTGACAGGGGTAATTACGCGCAAAGAGTTTGACGTGCTGGAGTCCTTTACCGGTAATGCCTTACCAAAGCGTCGGAGCAAGGCTTCACTGGAGTTGATCGCAGCATCGAGGCTATGACGCTGTTCATCATGTTCGGAGCCAAGTTGATCAAGCATTTGCTTGTGATGAACAGCCACCCTCAATCCATCGGTGAGATAATCACCCTTGTCATTGCTCATCAGGCTGCCACCTTCAAATCACCCTCAAGGTCAATGATGATTGATTGCAGGAGTGTGTTGAGTTTGGTCAGATAGTCTGCTCTTGCTTTGTTGTCGTCAGAAGATTTGCGCAGTTCTGAAATGATGGCATTCTGCTTTTTCATCGCTTCTTGCAGCAACATCTCTTTCTTTTCTTTCAACTTGCGTTTGTTACGTTGTGATACGAAAGCGTAAGCGCCAACACCCAGCAGCACTGCAGGTGCCGCCAGAACAGCTACACCTGCAGCCATACCGCCACCCACGAGGCCACCTGCTGCAGCCAGACCAGAGGTAATGCCAGCAGCAGAGAGACCAGTCACGCCGCCGAAATAAAGACCTGCAAACCCAATACCCGCACCGGCACCGACACCGCCAGCGGCAGCCAGCACTTCCTTGATATCATCACTGTCAGAATCAATTCGTTCCTTATCGTTTAAGGCTTTGTCCACTTCCCCGAGTACCTTTACGACCGGTGCCAAAGATTCCAGATTTTTATAGATAGCTTCCTTACTCATCAAATATCTCCATATGGCTACAAAAAACCCGCAGAGAAGTAATGTATACCCAATTCATGCCTGTTCAATGGCAAATTGATGACACTGTTAATTCGGTCACGATAAGGGACTCACACATGACAGTTGATTCCATGGAGGCTGGCTGCAGTGCAACTAATGTGCGTATAAAATGGCCTGTGTTCTAATCGGCGCACCGCTTTTTCTGTTTTGCTGAGGGAGTCATGGAACAGAATCTGGATCTCTTTGCCAATGATCACGCCTCGCTGGGGCAACTGGTTGATCGCCTAGACCAGATCCCGGCGGCCGAGCTGACCGCCAAGTGGCCCAAGGCACTGGCCGAGCTGGTCGATGTGCTCGCCTGTGAGCTGGGGCGCGGCGGGATGGCGGCAGATAAGGCCTTGGCCCAGGCCCGCAAGCTGGCGCTGGTGCAGGCTCACTATATGGGGGGCCGGGCCTACTACATCCCGACCGGGGAACACCTCAAGGCAGCGTTGCGTGATCGGGCCATCTGGGATGAGTTCAACGGCCGCAATATCGACCAATTGGCCCGCAAGCATGGTCTCTCGGTACCCCAGACCTATGCGGTGGTGGCTGAGCAGCGGGAGCTGACACGGCGCCGCTATCAGCCTGACTTGTTCGGGTATCAATAGCGATGGCCCTCACGTTACGAACAAACCCCGCACTGGCGGGGTTTTTCTTTTGGCTCCGATGTCATAGCTTAATATTTCAGCGCACTAAACATGGAGGTGTGTGTGACAAGGTACATGCTGGTGATTGCCTCGGTCATGTGGGCGGGGCTCTCCTTTGGGGCGGTCAAATATAAATGCGATGGAGAGTGGGTAGACTATTGGCCGTGTGACAAAGAGTTGGTTGATAACAAGCTGGCAATCCAAGCAATGAAGGATGAATTTGCGGCTAGTGATTCAGCCCCCATAACTGGCAATGTAGAGTCTCAGTTGAAATCATATGGCTACTCAGTAGCTGTCTCGACTCATGGTGCAGTCAATTTCACATCGGTGAAGAAAACTACAGAGAAGCCTCTCCGTGCTTACGTAGTCGTTTTCAAAACCAGTGCGATGGAACTGATGTCTAATCCAAATGCCAGAGCCAATAATTCAGCGTTTCTTGAAAATCAATTTAAGACAGAACTATGGCAGCGCAAGTTATGCACGCCCGAGCTGAAGTCCATCATGACCAACAATGGGGTGGATTTAGTCTCTGGTGATTTACAGGATGAGTTTGGTGAGACTCAAAGCTTTGCCCTCTGTCATTGAAGGAAAACGCTACGACAAGGCACTCCTGATTAAGTCAGAAAGTGCGCTTCAACTGTGTCCACAGCACTTTATGTCTGCTTTATTCATGTAACCTTCCATAAACCCCCTCCCATAAGGCCCCTCGGTACGCTGCGATAACGCAGTTTATCGAGGGGCCTTTTATGTTGCCTGATACCTATCCCATAGCGCTTGCCTGGTTGCTCCGTCCCGATGTGGAAGGGGGCGAGGTCAACCACCCGGCCGACCGTGGCGGCCATACCAAGTTCGGCATGGCCGATGCGGCCGACGGCAAGAAAGACGGCATGATCGACCTCGATCGGGATGGCCGGCCGGATATTGCCGTCGGGGATGCGACCCCTGCTCACGCCCAGCTGTTTTACCGCGCGAACTACTGGCTGCCAGCCCGTTGCGACCGGGTTGATAGCGTCTGCCCGCTGATTGCCATCGCCCTGTTTGATGGGGCCGTGCATCACGGCCCAGGCCGTTCGGTGCGCCAGTTGCAGCAGGCGCTCGGTGTCATGGTCGATGGGGTGCTGGGCTCACAAACCTTGCGGGTGCTGGCCGCTAAGACCGGCCGAGATGGTGGTCGGGCCCTGCTGCTCACGCTGCTTGAGATCCGCGCCGGCTTCATGCTCGGCATCGTGCGCAAAGACCCGAGCCAGTGGGCCAATGCCCACGGTTGGAGCAACCGCCTGCTGCGCCTGCAGAGTTACCTGCTCTCGACCCGGTTCGATGAGGGGGCGGCATGAGCAAACCCAGCCTCACCAACAAGCGCAGCCAGGCGTTGCAAGGGATCCAGGCCGCCGGGTATTTCGGCATCCCTGAACTCAAGAACCCCCGTTACCTCGCCTGCTTCAAGGATGGGCGCCGCGCCCATCTCAAGGCCGCCTTGGCCGGTGCGGATCTGGAGGCCATCCCGCTCTACAGCCATCACGCCACTCGCCAATCCCTGTACGAGCAGGGTTGGCGGTCGGTGGGCGAGCTGGATCGCCTGCGGGCCCGTGCCCGTCTTACCCCAACCCAACCTAAGGAAGCCCATCATGCCTGATTCCCTGTTACCCCAAGCAAAGCCTGCGCTCCAAAGCCGCGCCGTGATCGGCGGCATCATTGCCGTGGGTGCCGGTATCGCCGGCCTGTTCGGCGTGCCGGTCGATGTCGGTACCCAAACCAGCCTGGTCTCCACCGCCGTGGATCTGGCCAGTGCCATCGGCGGCCTGCTGGCCATCTGGGGGCGCCTCAAGGCGACCCACGTCATCAAATAAGCCATCAAGTAGGGCAGGAGACACCCTTGAGCGACCCCATAGACCGCGCCCAGCAGCTCGACGCCGAGCGAACCGGGCGCCTTATTGACGCCCACCGGGCAAGGCCCAAACCCCGTGGCGATGGCATCTGTTGCGATTGTGATGAGCCCATCCCGATTGCGCGGCTGCATGCCGAACCCGATGCGCCGCGCTGCATCGAGTGCCAGACCCTATTCGAGCGCAAGGAGGCAATCCGTGTGGGAATTCATCGTTAAGGGGAATAGGAGGCCGCTGCTAGGCCCGATATTGCCGAACCAGACGAAGGGGGCCACCGATGTGGGAATTTATCGTTAAGAACTGGGGGCCCCTGTACGCCCTGGCCAGTCTGGTGGGGTTGATCGTCATCATCCTGCTCTCCAAGACCTACGCCAAGCGTGAGGATGTCACCGGCCTGGCCGCCAGGGTGGCCAGGGTCGAACAGCAACTCTCGGATCTGCCGACCGAGAAGGAGTTGCACACCCTGCAGCTGGAGATCAGCGAACTGCGTGGTGAGCTGCGGGCACTGGCGCCGGAACTGCGCCAGGCCCGCCGTCTTGCCGACCTGCTGCTGGAAAATGAACTCAAGGAGAGACCATGAGCATTCAAGGAATATTGGACGCCCAGCAGCGGCTGGTGATCTTGCGATCCTTGCTCGATATCGGTGGGGCGGCCAACGAGTCGATCCTCAATGACTGCCTCGACCAGCTGGGTACCGGCCGGGTGTCTCGGGATCGGGTCAAGACCCTGCTGGCCTGGCTGGATGAGCAGGGGCTGGTGCGCATCGAGAAATTGGCCCAGGTGCAGGTGGCCCACCTCACTGGTCGGGGTCAGGACGTGGCCGAAGGGCGATCCAGCGTGCCGGGCGTCAAGAAGCCCCGTGCCGAGGATTGAGGGAGGATGACCATGGCCGAGAAACCGACCCGGGGCCGGGCCAGCAAGGTGTGGCTGCTGCCCGAAGCTATCCGCAACGCCCTCAACGAGATGCTGCGCGACAAGGGCAACAGCCAGGCCGCCATCCTGGAGGAGATCAACGGTCTCATCGAGGAGGCAGGGTTACCCGATGATCTCAAGCTCTCCCGCTCAGGGCTCAGCCGCCATGCCAGCCAGGTGGAACAGGTTGGCCAGCACCTGCGCGACTTGCGGGAGACCACGGCGGCGCTCACATCCCAACTCGGTGACAAGCCGATGGGGGAGACCACCAAGCTCATCCTGGAGCTGGGCCGTTCCCAGCTGTTCAAGGCGATGCTGGCCCAGGTACAGAACCCGGAGGAGGCGGTGGATATCGACATGCTGAAAAACGCCATGCTGGCGGCACAGCGGCTCGAATCCACTGCCATGCAGAGCCACAAGCGGGAGAAGGAGATCCGCTAGGCCTTTGCCGAGGAGGTGGCCGCCAAGACCGAGGCCATCGTCACCCAGGCGGGCTTGAGCGGTGAGGCCGCCGCAGCCATTCGCCGCGAAATACTGGGGATCGCCTGATGACCACGATCGCCCAGCAGTTGGCCCAGTCCCTCGGTACCGAATAGAGCCCCGAAGAGGTGTTGCTGCCCTACCAGAAGATTTGGATTGCCGACGAGAGCCCGCTCAAAATCGCCGAAAAATCCCGCCGTACCGGGATCACCTGGGCGGAGGCGGCCGACGCCACGCTTACCGCTTCCAAATCCAAGCCAGCTGGCGGTTGCCACCACTTCTATGTGGGCAGCAACAAGGAGATGGCCCGTGAGTTTATCGACGCCGTTGCCATGTGGGCCAAGGCGTACAACAAGGCGGCCGGCGAGATCCAGGAGGAGGTGTTCCTGGACGACGAGGACAAGGCGATCCTCACCTTCGTGGTCTATTTCGCCTCGGGCTTCAAGGTGCAGGCGCTCTCCAGCAACCCCTCCAACCTGCGGGGGATGCAGGGCAATGTCACCATTGACGAGGCCGCCTTCCACGACCGGCTGGCCGAGGTACTGAAGGCTGCGATGGCGCTGACCATGTGGGGGGCCAAGGTGCGGCTTATCAGCACCCACAACGGCGTGGACAACCTGTTTAACCAGCTGATAAACGACAGCCGGGCGGGCCGTAAAGACTATTCCATTCACACCATCAGCCTGGACGACGCTTGCCGCCAGGGGCTCTATCGCCGCATCTGCCAGGTTAAGGGCACGCCCTGGACACAGGAGGCCGAGGAGAGCTGGAAGGCCGGGCTACTCAAGGCCACCGCCACCGAGGAAGACGCGCTGGAGGAGTATTTCTGCGTGCCCAAGCAGAGCAGCGGCGTCTATATCAAGCGCACCCTGATTGAGCGGGCCATGCAGCCGGATATCCCCATCCTGCGCTTCACTTCCCCTGCGGACTTCGAGCTGCAAAGTGAGGAGACCCGCAAGGCGGTTGCGGAGATCTGGTGTGAGGAGAACCTCAAGCCCCACCTGGAGGCGCTCGATCACAGCTGCCGCCACGTGCTCGGCGAGGACTTCGCCCGCAAAGGGGATCTCTCGGTGTTCGTCCCGCTCGCCATCGCACCCAATCTGCGCAAACGGGTGCCCTTCGCGGTGGAACTGGTGAATGCCCCCTATGAGACCCAGCGCCAGATCCTCTTTTACCTGCTGCAGGGGCTGCACCGCTTCACGGCGGCCGCCTTCGATGCCACCGGCAACGGCGGCTATCTGGCGGAGGCGGCCCGGTTGCGCTGGGGCGCCGGGATGATCGAGTGCGTGATGCTCAATGACCCCTGGTATCGGGAGTGGATGCCCAAGCTCAAGGCCGAGTTTGAGGACGACAACCTGGTGATCCCGCGCCATGCAGACGTGCAGGATGACTTGGGGAAAATCCAGGTCATCAATGGCATCCCCAAGATCGACAAGGGCAAGAACACCGGTCAAGGCGGCCAGCAGCGCCACGGCGACTTTGCGGTGGCGCTGGCCATGGCCGTGCGGGCCAGCTGGATGGAGGGGGGCGCCATCGAGTTCACCCCCTTACCAGGTAAACACGGGCGCGACAGCAACGACGACTATCACCCATCCCTCGGGACGAGGGATCTGATCAAAAGTGAGAGAGGGGGTTGGTAATGACCGGACTCATCGACATTCATGGCAACTCGCTGCGCCTGCAGAAAGAGCCACAAACCGAAAACGACGCCAAGCTGGCCCAGCTGCGCCGCCACTACAGCGAACACCCCACGGTGGGGCTCACCCCGGGCAAGGCGGCCGCTGCGCTCAAAGAGGCGGAAGAGGGGAGCCTCATCGCCCAGTGCGAGCTGGCCGAAGACATGGAAGAGAAGGACGCCCACCTGCAGAGCGAGCTCGGCAAACGGCGCCGGTCCCTGCTCGGGGTGAGCTGGACCATAGAGCCGCCCCGCAATGCCACCCCCGCCGAGCAGCGCGACTGCGACATGATCCGCGAGCTGCTGGAGGACTTCACCTGGTTGGATGACGTCCTCTTTGACGCCACCGATGCGGTGCTCAAGGGGTTCAGTGCCCAGGAGTTCAGCGGCTGGGAGATGGTGGAGGGGTTGCAGCTCCCCAAGGGCATCGTCTGGCGCGATCCGGCCTGGTTCCAGACCCACCCGGATGACTGGAACCAGTTGCGGCTGCGGGACGGCAGCAAGGAGGGGGCGGCCCTCAACCCGTTCGGCTGGATCATGCACAAGGCCAAGTCGAAATCCGGCTACTTGGCCCGCACCGGCCTTATCCGCACCCTGGTCTGGCCCTTTCTGTTCAAGAACTACAGCGTGCGGGATCTCGCCGAGTTTCTGGAGATCTACGGCCTGCCGGTACGCCTAGGCAAATACCCGGAAGGGGCCACCGAGAAGGAGAAATCCACCTTGCTGCAGGCGGTGCTCTCCATCGGCCATAACGCCGGCGGCATCATCCCCCGGGGAATGGAGATCGAATTCCAGAATGCGGCGAGCGGTCAGGCCGATCCCTTTGTGGTGATGATGGACTGGTGCGAACGCTCCATGAGCAAGGCCATCCTGGGCGGCACCTTGACCAGCCAGGCAGACGGCAAGAGCTCGACCCATGCGCTCGGCAACGTCCACAACGAGGTGCGCCAGGAGGTGCGGGATGCAGACCTTCGCCAGCTCGCCGCTACCCTGACCCGGGATCTGGTCTATCCGCTGTTTGCCCTGAACGGCAAGAGCTTCCAGGGGCCGCGCCGCTGCCCGCGCCTGGAATTCGACGTGACCGAGCCCGAGGACATGCGCGATCTGGCCTATCCACTGCGGGCCCTGGTGGGCATGGGGATGCAGATCCCGGCGCAGTGGGTGCGGGACAAACTGCAGATCCCGGCGCCCAAGGAAGGGGAAGAGGTGCTGGTCATCGTCGATAAGCAGGCAGGGGCCGGGGAGGCGGCTCTCAGGGCGCAAGGGTTGGCGGCCTTGGCGGCAAAGAATCCTGTTCAGGGTGATAACAACGACGCCCAACTGGCGAGGCTGCAGGCGGAGGTCGCCCCCTTGCTGGCGGGCATGACCGATGCCGTCCAGGCACTGGTGATGCAGGCCACCACCCTGGAGGAGATCCGGGATGGCTTGCTGGCGCTGGAGCCCAACCTCAGTCATGACGAACTGGGGGCCCTGCTGACCCAGGCCATTGCAGCAAGCGAACTGCTCGGCATGCTGGAGATGGAGGAGGGCAACTGATGCCCGTTCGTTACGGCAGTCTGCCGTTCGAGGAGGCGATCGCCTTCTTTCGCCAGAAGCTGAATATGCCGAGCGAGCGTTGGGCCGATGTGTGGCGGGATGCCCAGAACCGCGCCTTTATGGTGGCGGGGGCGACCAAGACGGACTTGCTGGCGGACCTGCGCGGGGCGGTGGACAAGGCGATAAGCGAAGGGCAATCCATCGGGGCCTTTCAGAAGGCGTTCAAGGAGGTCGTGGCTCGCCACGGTTGGGAGCATACCGGCCCGGCGTCTTGGCGCTCTCGCGTCATTTTCGAGACCAACCTGCGCCAGAGCTACAACGCCGGGCGTGATGACCAGATTGAGCGCATCAAGCACAAGCGCCCCTTTGCCCTCTATCGCCACGGCGACTCCGAGCACCCCAGGGAGCTGCATCTCAAGTGGAACAACCTGGTGCTGCCGGTGGACCATCCCTGGTGGGAGACCCACAGCCCCAGCAACGGCTATGGCTGCAAGTGCAAGAAGTTCCTGCTCTCCGAGGCGGATCTCAAACGTCGGGGGTTGACGGTGAGCCAGACCCCTGATGATGGCGACTATGAGTGGGTGGACAAGGCGACCGGCGAGATACACCGGATCCCTCGTGGCATCGATCCGGGTTTTGATTACCGGCCAAAGACACCCGCCGCCCTGACCGAGGCGATGGCCAAGCGGGAGGCGGCGAAACCCGCGCTGGCCAACCGCTTGCCGCAGCGGTTGGTGGAGAGCGCGTTTTCGACGGCCAAGGGGGTGACGGCGCAGGGGGTCAGCGATTTGCTGGCCCAGCTACCCGCACCCCAGCGTGAGCCCTTGGCGGCCTTCCTCAAGGCGCACCCAATCAAGACCCTGTTTATCAAGCAGACCGAGATGGGCAAGGGGGCGGCAGGGCTCAAGGTTGCGCCGGCTATTGCCGAGTACCTGGGCACAGACCCTTACCTGGTGCGCTCCCTCTATTACACGCGCCGGGCCAGCGCGACCAATGGCTTTACGGCCAAAGGCTGGGGCCATCTGGTTATCAAAGTGAAGGCTGGTGATACACTCAAAGCGGTGGATATGCAGGCGGTGCAAGCGGCGGCGGCCGAGGTGGTGGCCGATGCCAGGCACAACAGCGGTCCGCGCCAATGGCAGCCAAGAGGCACCAGCGGTGAGACCCTGCGCCGTCACTGGAGCGTCTCGGCCAACGTCGGCGGCAAGCAGGGTGAATCTGCGCAGCGGCTTTCTACCTGGTTGCATGAGCTGGGCCACCAGGTTCACTTCTGGGCCGGGGAGCCTGACCTGACGGGGGTGGGACTGCTGACTGAGTATGCCGGCAAGACCAGGATGGAGGCCGCCGCCGAGGCGTTTGCCGCCTGGGTCTTGGCGAGGGATGCCATGGTGGCGCATTTCCCCGAACTGGCCAAACGGGTGGAGGCCATGCTGGCCCAGGCCACGACCGCCAGCCGCAAAGGAGAGAGAGGATGACCCTGTTGGAGCAAGCCAGCGCCCTGCTGGCAGAAGATGGCCCCTTTACCCTGGCACAGGCCAAGGCGCTGGATGCCTTGTGCGAACAAGCCGAAGGCGAAGAGGCCGACCTGCTGGGGGATCTCTGGGCCGCCGCCATGGCTGCGGCCGATGAGGAGGCACTGCACTTTATGACCACATTTGAGGATGACGTCTGATGGCGGGCAGCTTTATCGCCATCAGCCACCACGGGGTGGTTGATGCCCATGAGCTGCTGGCCCGGCTCTATCAGCGCACCGGCGACTTGAGCGAGCCTCTGGCGGATATCGGCGAGGGGTTGGCGCTCTCCCACCGGGATCGCTGGGATGCGCAGGAGACCCCGGAAGGGGAGCCCTGGGTCCCCCTCTCGGACAAGTACCGCGCCCGCAAGCCGCGCCATGCCGACGAGGTGCTGCGCCTCAACGACGATCTGCGCGACACCCTCAACTATCAGGCCGATCCCCAGGCCCTCTACTTCGGCACCCCGCTGGAATACGGTGCCGCGCACCAGTTCGGCCGCCCAGAGAGCAACCTGCCTGAGCGCCCCTATCTGGGGTTGTCGGAAGTAGACCAGCAGAGCGTGCTGGAGACGCTGGAAGGCTATCTGACAGCGGACGCGCTCTAAGCCTCTGGGCGCGTTTGCGGGGACAGGGCCGGTGCGATGGCATGGCCCGTCCGCTCTTCGCACAGCAAAACGGTGTTTAAACACCATTAAACAGTGCCGGCACCCCCTGCTGTTGCAGTAACCCACCATAAACCCCACCTCAAGCTCCCCTCCCTGACACTGGCGCAGTGATTTTTTGCTGTGACCAGCCGGAGTGAGAGTGATGCCCCCATCTGCGATTGCCGTGGCCATCTTGAATGCCAGACCCACCACCCTGGGGCTGGCTGTGCTCGATGCGCAGCTTACCCAGCAAGATGACGGTTGGTATCAACTGCTGCCGGTCGGCCCGTTCAAGGCCAGGGATGGCCGCCCCTTTGATGTGCCTGGTGGCCACTGGCAGCTCGACAAGAGCATCGCCACCACCCTGATCAACCGGGCCAAGGCGCTCGGCCAGGACATCCTCATCGACTACGACCACCAGACCCTCAATGTCGAAAAGACGGGCAAGGAAGCCCCGGCGGCCGGTTGGTACAACGGCGACGAAATCGAGTGGCGCGAGGGGGAGGGACTCTTTATCAAACCCCGCTGGACCGAGCGGGCCGCCGCCCTGGTCGCTGCCAAAGAGTATCGCTTCCTCTCTGCCGTCTTCCCCTATGACGCCCAGGGCCGCCCCCTGGAGCTGCGCATGACCGCCATCACCAACGATCCCGGGGTGGTGGGTATGCAGGCGCTGGCGGCCTTGAGTGCCCAACTGATTCAACCCGGCCAGCCGGCCACCCCCGCCCATGCGGCACACAAGGAGACTCCCATGAATGAACTGCTTAAAAAGCTGCTGGCCAAGCTCGGTATCGAGCTGACCGGTGACCCGACCGACGAGCAACTGCAGAAGGCGCTCACCGAGATCGATAGCCTGCAGGCCAGTGCCAAGAAGGCGCCGGAGCTGGAGGCCGCGCTCTCGGCCGAGAAAACCGCTCTGGCCGCCCTCAAGGCACAGACGACGTCAGTACAACAAGGAGGCCAGGTTGACCTGGCGCAATTCGTGCCGGTGGCGACCTACAACGCCCTGGTCACCCAGGTGGCGGCCCTGACCGCCCAGGTGGACACCACCGACGCCGCGACCCTCATCAAGGAGGCCCGCACCGCAGGCAAGGTGGTGGCGGCCGAAGAGGAGTACCTGACCGCCTACGCCGCCCAGAAGGGGGTGGCCGCCCTCAAGGCGCTGCTGGAGCCGCGCCCTGCCATCGCCGCGCTCACGGCGAGCCAGACCGCCGCCGTCACCCTGCCGGAGAAGAAGGGCGAGGCCGTGCTCTCGGCCGAAGACAAGTACGCCGCCGACCAGCTCGGCATCAGCCACGAGGACTTTGCCAAGGCCAAGGCCTGAGCAAGCCCTCGTTTCACGCGAAGGCAGTTCCGTATAACCAGAGAAGGAATAGACCATGGCCATGATTACCCCCGCGCTGCTGCAGTCCCTCTTCACCGGCTTCAAGAAGAACTTTGAAGACGCCAAGAGCGAGGCGCCGACCCAGTACACCAAGATCGCCACCGTGATCAAATCGACCACCAAGTCCAACACCTATGGCTGGCTCGGCAAGTTCCCGTCCCTGCGCAAGTGGGTCGGGGATCGGGTGATTGAGTCGATGAAGACCCACGGTTACCAGATCGTCAACGAAGACTTCGAAGCCACCGTGGCCGTCGATCGCAACGATATCGCGGACGACGAGCTGGGCATCTATGCCCCGCTGTTCGCCGAGATGGGGCGCTCGGCCGGGGTACATCCCGACGAGCTCTGCTTCGGCCTCCTGGGCGCCGGTTTCACCACACCCTGCTACGACGCCCAGTATTTCTTCGACACCGATCACCCGGTCTATCCCAAGGTCGATGGCACCGGCACCCCGGCGCTGGTGGCCAACCTGGTGGTGGATGGCGCCTATACCGGTGAGCCCTGGTTCCTGCTCGATACCAGCCGCGCCCTCAAGCCGATCATCTTCCAGGATCGCAAGTCCCCCGAACTCATCGCCATGACCAAGATCGACGACGAGGCGGTGTTCACCCGCAAGGAGTTCCGTTACGGGGTGGACTGCCGCGATGCCGCCGGCTTTGGCTTCTGGCAACTGGCGTTCGCCAACAAGCGGGCGCTGACCCCTGACAACCTGTGGGATGCCTTTTCCAGGATACGTGCCTTCGAGGCGGACGGTGGCCGCAAGCTCGGCATCAAGCCGACCCTGCTGGTGGTGCCGGCCTCCCTGGAAAAGCTGGCGACCCAGATGCTGGAGCGTGAGCTCTCCGAGAGCTCCAGCAACGAGCTCAAGGGCAAGCTGGAACTGGTGGTGGCGGACTACCTGTAACCCACCCGAGCTGTTTAACGGCGGGGTGAAGCGAGCGCAGTATGAGCGTTTAACCCCCGTTTAAACCGGATCCTGGATGGAACGAGACAGAGGAAAACATGAGATGGAACAGGCTATTCGCGTTGGCATCACATCAACGGTTCGTCAGGTCTATTTCCGTGCGGGCCTGGCGATTGCACCTGGCAAGTCTGAGCTGGCTGTGTCGCCTGTGCAGTGCGAGACCCTGGAGGCCGATCCGCGCCTGGTGGTCACCCGCCTGGGTCAAGACGTCGCCCCTGCGACGGCTGATGCACCGCAGACGAACGGGGATCTGGACGCAGCAGTGGGCGGCCTGACTGGCTCGGGCTATCTGGCGGGCGTCGCCACGCTGGATGGCAAGGTCACCCCATTGGCCGAGATGAAGGTCGATGAGCTGCGCGAACTGGCCGTGGAGATGGCGATCCCGGGTGCCGCCGGCATGAAGAAGGCCGAGCTGGTGGCTGCCATTGCGGCGACCGAGGTGCAATACCCGGTCAAGGACGAGGCTGGCACTACCACTGAGCCGCCTGCCGACCCCGTGGCAGAGGGCGCCTGATATGTACGCCAGTGTCAGCGATATGGTGACCCGCTTTGGCGAGGCGGAGCTGTTGCGCCTCGCCATGACCCCAGCGGGCGAGCTGGATGAAGCGGCGATCACCGTCGCCCTGCAGGACGCCAGCGCCCTGATCGATGGCTACCTGGCGGGACGCTACCCGTTGCCGCTGGCCCATGTGCCGAGCGCCCTGGTCCCCATCTGTGCCGACATTGCCCGCCACCGCCTCTATGGTGAGCAGGCACCGGAGCAGATAGCCAAGCGCAATGAGGCGGCTCTGGCCTTCCTCAAGTCGGTAGGCAAGGGGGAGCTGGCGCTGGGGCTGGCGGCCGACGGTGAGCAGGTGGAGAGCCAGAACCTGGCCCAGCTGCAGTCCGATGGCCGGGTCTTTGGTCGGGGCAGTGGGGGCTTCTTATGAACGGGCCCACGTCTGAACTCGACTACCTGGCGGCGGGGGAGCGGCTGCGCGAGCTGCTGCTGCCCTTGAAAGGGCAAGGGCTCAAGGAGGTGTTTGTGGCCACCGACCTGGAGGCGGTGGCCAACCTGGGGCAGCACACCCCGGCCATCCATGTGATTTACCAGGGAGAGCGAGAGAGCGAGACCAGCCAAAGCGGGCGGCAAAGCGCGTTCGATCAGGTTTGGCTGCTGGTATTGGTGTATAGAGCCACCCCCAAGGAGGCCAGCGCCGGGGTGTGGCTGGGGCGCATGTTGCAGGCCGTGGCCGGTCGGGCCTGCGGTGACAGTACCTTTCGGCGTGAAAGCGCACCGGTCAAGCCGAGTTACAAGGGTGGGGTGGTCTATCTGCCCCTTGCCTTCAAGACGACAGTGAAATTCAAGGGAGAACGGTCATGAGCGAAACACTGCACCTGGAAGGGGATCTCTTTATCGAGACCTTCACCAACAACGTCTCGAACGGGGTGATCGGCCCGGTGGACGTCAACAGCCTGGAAGTCAAACCGGACAGTGAGAAGATCAGCATCCCGAGCAAGCGCAAGCACAAGCTGGGCCAGGCGCGGGAAAGCTACTTCGTGCCCAAGCCTGCCACGGTCAACATCAAGACCAGCGAGATCCCGCCGGTGCTGTTGGCCGCCGCTTTTATGGGGCTGGAGAGCCCCATCAATCAGGGGGCGGGGACGCTCACCGATCTGCCGGTGACCCTGCTGGCGCACCCCAAGTGGGTGAGCCTGGGCAAGACCAATCTCTCGGCTACTGGCCTGGTGGTGAAGGAAGGGGCCACCGCCTTGGTACTTGGGACCGATTTTGAGATCAACTATGCTCTGGGGCTGCTGCGGGCCACCAAGGCGGGGGCGGTGGCAGACGGTGGGCCCGTGACCGTCAGCGCCAGCTATAACGCTATCACCGGTACCCGCATCGCCGGCAACGTGCAGCCGGAGGTGAAGGCGAAGCTGACCCTGGATGGACGCAGCGTGATTAGTGGGGAGGCCATCTTGCTGACGGTACCCCGCGCCAGCCTGGCACCCAAGAAGGCGGTGGACTTCCTCAGCGACAAGCCCATCGAGATCGAGCTGGAGGGGGAGCTGTTAGCCCTGGATGGGGAGGATGCGCCTTTCTATGTGGATCGGTCTGAGACGGTGTAG